GACGAGAATGGTATTTTCGACCCTAAGATGGCTGCACAGGCAGAACTAGCGAAGCGTGAGCTGGCTCGGAGACACCTATTGCCCTTTGTACAGCGGTTCAACGACAACTACATACCAGGATGGGTGCATAAAGACATTTGTCTGCGCCTAGAAAAATTTTCAGCAGATGTTGACGCTAAAAAATCCCCCCGATTAATGCTATTTATGCCACCGCGCCACGGTAAGAGTGAATTAGCCTCTAAAACCTTCCCCGCATGGCACCTTGGGCGTTATCCAGACCACGAATTTATTGCGTGTTCCTACTCTGGCTCGTTGGCCATGGGGTTCTCGCGCAAAGTGCGTGGCTTTTTGCGTGATCAGCAGTATCAGTCCTTGTTTGAAACCCGATTAGATCCCGAATCGCAGGGCGCTGAGCAGTGGCTAACGACCAAAGGTGGTGGTTATGTCGCAGCGGGCGTGGGCGGACCGATCACCGGTAAAGGCGCTCATATATTAGTAATTGATGATCCTGTAAAAAACCGTGAGCAAGCTGAATCTGAGACCGCTCGCCAAACGGCAAAGGATTGGTATACCTCAACGGCCTATACGCGTCTCGCGCCGGGCGGTGGCATCCTCGTTATCCTAACTCGTTGGCACGATGACGACCTAGCAGGCTGGTTATTGGAGCAAGAGAAAGACGGCGGTGACTCCTGGGAAGTGATCAAGTACCCAGCCATCGCTGAGGAAGACGAGAAGTACCGTAAGAAGCACGAACCGTTGCATCCAGCCCGTTATGGCTCTGAAGCATTGATGCGCATACAGAAGGCTGTAGGACCCCGTGATTGGTCCGCTTTGTATCAGCAAAACCCCGTGGCCGATGAAGGTGAATACTTCAAAATCGGAATGTTCCAATACTACAAAACCAACGCTCTAGAACATAAGAAGCTAAAAGTCTATTGCGCATGGGACCTTGCGATCGGTAAAGCAGATCGTAACGATTTCTCGGTGGGCGTTGTTGTTGGTGTAGACCAAGAAGACAAGATGTATGTCATGCACGTCGAGCGGGGCAAATGGGACGGTTACGAGTTAGTCGAGAAAATCCTCGATGTGTATGAGGAATATCAACCGTCGATCGTTGGCATCGAGCGGGGGCACATTGAGATGGCCCTTGGACCTTTTTTAAAGAAGCGGATCGCCGAGCGTGGTCTGTACGAAATGTATTTGATGGAACTGAAAACGGGGCGCAGAGATAAAGAAGCTCGAGCCCGTGCGATTCAGGGCCGTATGCAACAAGGTATGGTGTTTTTCCCCAAGTTCCAACTATGGAATGCAGGATTAATGGCAGAGATGTTGCGATTCCCTAATGGTGTGCACGATGACCAAGTCGACAGTTTAGCTTGGATCGGATTAATGATGTCCGAGATGTCCACCGTTGTAGACCAAAGAATAATTGAAGAGTCTTGGAGAGATAAGCTCCCCGGTCTCATGGCCCCTAACCGCAGTAAATCAGCGATGAGTGCATAGCTATGGCGTACAAGAAGTCAAAGAAGGTCGATCCTCTAGAAGAGACTAAGATCGTAGATAATAACTGGGCTCGCTATACGCGGGCTAGAGACGCGGGCCACACTGACTACATAAAGACAGCGATTAAGTGTGATCGTTATTATCGTGGTGAGCAGTGGGAACAAACAGACATTGACGCATTAGATTCAGAGGGTCGCCCACACCTGACCATCAATACCATTTTGAGCACCGTCAACACCATACTGGGGGAGCAGTCCTCTAAACGTGCGGACGTATTGTTTAAGCCTCGACGTAACTCCTCAGATGAAGTCGCTGCGGTGCTCACCAAACTCTACATGCAGATCAGTGACAACAACCAATACGACTATTTAGAGAGTCAGGTGTTCGCTGACGGCATCATCCAAGATCGTGGTTACTTCGACATCCGTATGAATTTCGACGACCACATTGAGGGTGAGGTGCAGATCACAGCAGAAGACCCATTAGATATTCTGCCTGATCCAGATGCTAAAGATTACGACCCCACCACATGGAACGAAGTCATAAAGACCAAGTGGCTAAGCGTCGATGACATTGAGCAACAGTATGGCCAAGAGAAAGCAGATCGCTTGCGTATTATTGCTGAAAACGGCGAGCACTTAGGCCGTGATTCAATGGACTTGGTGGAGATGCGCGATACGACATATGGTGATGTTGAGGAAGCCATCCTTAATGGTGGAAACATTGATGACAAGCACAGTGTTCGTGCCATTCGGGTTGTTGAAAGGCAGCATAGAAAACTAACACTAACTCCACACTTTGTTGACCCTAAAACAAAGGACATGCGCATAGTTCCAGAATCCTGGGACGAAGAGCGCACTGAGATGTTTGCTAAAGAGTACGGCCTTGGCATGCTCAAAAAGCTAGTTAAGAAGGTACGTTGGACCATTACTGCGGACCAAGTCGTGTTGCACGATGATTGGTCACCGTACAAAGACTTTACGATCGTACCTTACTTCCCGTATTTCAGGCGTGGTAAACCGTTTGGTATGGTTCGTAACCTTCTCTCGCCTCAAGAGCAATTGAATAAGATCTCTTCACAAGAACTGCATATTGTGAACACGACTGCTAACAGTGGTTGGGTTGTTGAGACGGGCTCCTTAAATGGTATGACATCGGATGATCTCCAAGAACGTGGCGCTCAGACAGGTCTAGTATTGGAATACAACCGTGGGTCAGCTGCTCCAGCAAAGATCCAACCAAACCAGATCCCAACGGGTCTCGATCGCATTGGCCAAAAAGCAGCCAACAACATAAAAGAGATCTCGGGTGTATCTGACGCGATGCTTGGTCAGGACAGTGCAGAGGTGTCAGGTGTTGCCATTCAGGCGAAGCAGAATCGTGGTCAGATTCAGATCCAGGTTCCTTTAGATAACCTCGCTCGGTCGCGAGTGTTTGTTGCTAAAAACATCATGTGCCTTATCCAATCGTTCTATACCGAAGAGCGCGTGATTCAGATTACTAACGACGATGACCCAATGAAACCTCGGGAAGAGTTGGTACTAAACCAAATGACCCCCGAAGGCGAAGTTGTTAATGACATGACGTTAGGTGAATACGACGTTGTTGTGTCTTCTATGCCAGCCCGTGACACGTTCGATGAGTCGCAGTTTGCAGAAGCATTGCAGCTACGCCAAGTAGGCATTGCCATTCCTGACGATGCCATTATTGAGTATTCACATCTGCAGCGTAAGGCTGAGCTTGCTAAGCGTATCCGCATGATTACAGGTGTTGAACAATCGCCAGAGCAGCAAGAAGCCGCTCAGATGCAACAGCAGATCCAGATGGAACAGGTGAAGTTAGAGATGCAAAAGCTCCAATCAGAAGCGGCTCATTTGCAAGCCCAAGCACAACTTGCTGCAGCAAAAGCAAACGATATAGATACGCAGCCTGAGAAGGAGATGGCTGAACTAGAAGCACGCATGGCTCTGAAGCGCCAAGAATTGGATGTGCGTATGCAACTGGCTGAGTTGTCCGCAACTCAAAAACAGCAAACATCAGAAACCCAAGCAACTACCAAGATTGCCGCAGAAGTAATGCGGCTTGGTGCCCAAGGGCAAAAGCCCGCTAACCCTGATGGAAATGTATTACCCAAGTAGTTTTATTTAAACCAACGGAGGCCCTAATGCCTAAATCAAAAATAAGTGCCAATTTAGAGCACGATGACAGTATTGAAGATAATAACTTTGACGAGTTCGCAGGTGGAGATGGTCGCGAAGAATTTGACGCTAGTAGTTTAGATCGCGGCGATATTCCTGAAGAAGAAGTTGATCCAACAGATGCCGCTATCGCGCATTTAGTTGAGGTCGCTGATGAAGCAGAAGCCGAAGAGGAAGCGCCCGAAGAGGAAGCCGAAGCAGCCGAGGGCGAAGAAGAAGTTGAATCTGAGCTAGAGGGTGACGAAGCTGGACTAGAAGGCGAGGAAGTCGAAGAAGAAGCAGAAGAAGTCGAAGAAGTAGCCGCTAAATCGGATGAGAAGTCGCACATGGTGCCCAAGTCGCGCATGGACGAAGAGATCGCTCGTAGACGGCAGCTTGAAGATCGCCTTGCTAAGCTTGAAGAACGTTCAAAACCTGAAGAAGCTCCAGAGCCAGAGTTTGATTTCGATGGTAAAGAAGCTGAATACATGGATGCAGTTCTCGATGGTGAGACGGATAAAGCACAAAAAGTGCGTAAAGAAATCCGCAGTGCAGAACGAGATTCAATGGCTAAAGAATTGCGCAAGGACATTCACAACACAACGAATGTAACTAAGCAGCAGTTAGATCTTGATGTTGCCGTTTCTGACATGGTGACTTCATACCCAGTGCTGGATTCCAATAGCGAACAAGCTGACGCAGATATGATCGCAGATGCTAATGAGCTCATGGGGATGTATGCAGAAAGAGGTATGGCACAAGCTGACGCGCTGCGTAAAGCAGTTCGTATGACATTAGCGTCGAGCATGCCTGAGTTGTTACAGCCAAAAGCAGTTGAGTCAAAGCCGACAGCTAAAAAGCGCACAACGGATGTGAAGCAAAAGCTAGAAGCTGCTAATAAACAACCTGCAAAATTGGCTGGCGAAAGTGCGGCAACGCGCGGTAACGATGTCGTCGACATTAGCACCATGACGGACGCTGACTTTGACAAACTATCTGATGCCCAAATGAAACGGTTACGTGGGGACTTTGGCTAATGCGCGAGGAAATAGAAGCAGCGTTCGAATTGGAGTTCCCTGGACTTCTTTTCATGGATGGTCTCGACGATGCAATTATTGGGATGGCTGAAAGGGAGGCAGTCCCAGTAGTTGTGTATTCCACCATGAAAATACTGCAAAACCTCGTTGATCGGGGTATGGGTATGCATGAAGCTAGAGAGTTCATGGCATTTAATATTGAGGGGGCTTTTGTGGGAGAGCACACCCCCATTATAGTAGATGATGTCTTTTAATAGATTATTGCGGGCGAATGATGTCTTTTAATAGATCATCAATTTCCTTTAATTTATAAGCTGTGCTAATATAGGTACACAGGCTCGTCTTACAGTACGACAACTGTTAAAGCCTCTTGAATCGAAGGCCGTACGACACACGGCAGCATTCGCCAGCTTAAAAAGGCCATGAGTTCGTCCCTCTAAAAAAGGTCGCTATTTCGTTCGGGCACGACACGTCCAACAGCATGCAGTGGTTGTCGCCCCTGCCTGATTAATGGCGACCGTTTATAAGCAATGCTTATATTTTATTTAATTTTTTTATAGGTGATTTTCTCATGGCATTAACTAACTTTGCCGCTCTAACTTCAGAGCAAAAGACCGTATGGTCTCGCGACTTCTGGCACGCTGCCCGTAACGCATCCTTTATTAACCAATTCGCTGGTTCTGGCTCTAACGCCATGGTTCAGCGCATTACTGACTTAACTAAAAGTGAAAAGGGCGCACGCGCTGTTTTAACTTTGCTAGCTGACTTGTCTGGAGACGGTGTTGTAGGTGACTACACTCTAGAAGGCAACGAAGAAGCACTTTCTAGTTCAGACATCACAGTTCGTATCGACCAGATGCGTAATGCAAACCGTTTGGCTGGCCGTTTAGCCGACCAAAAGTCTATCGTAAACTTCCGCGAAGCCTCTAAAGATTCATTGGCTTACTGGATGGCTGACCGTATGGACCAGATTGCATTCTTAACTTTGTCTGGTTTGGCATACACCAAGAAGAACAACGGTGGCGCTCGTACTGTAGCTGCAGCTGGCCAAAACTTGAGCAACCTTGAGTTTGCTGCTGACGTTTCTGCTCCTACTAGCGCACGTACATTAATTGCAAATGCTGACGGTACTGTTGGTACTGGCGATCTTGCTGCTACTGGAATCTTGGGATACAAGAACATTGTAAACCTAAAAGCTTATGCCAAAGATCACTACATGCGTGGTGTACGTGGCAAAGGTGGTGACGAAGGTTTCCATATGTTCGTTACCCCACAAGGCATGGCTCAGCTCAAGTTAGACGCTGATTTCCTAGCTAACGTTCGTAACGCAGGCAACCGTGGACCAGTTAACTCTTTGTTCTCAGGTTCTTCTTCCGTAATGGTAGACGGCGTAATGGTTCATGAGTTCCGTCATGTATATGACACTTCTGGTGAAGCATCTGGATCTAAGTTTGGTTCCGGCGGTACGGTAGACGGACAACGTGTCTTGTTCTGTGGCGCACAAGCATTGGCAATGGCTGACATTGGCGACGCTGACTGGGTTGAAGATACTTACGACTACGGAAACCAGCACGGTATCTCAATCGGTAAGATCTTAGGCTTCCGTAAGCCAAAGTACACCAGCATGGTAACTGGCGACACCCAAGACTTTGGTGTAATCACGCTAGACACTGCGCTTTAAATAATTAGGGCCTCTTCCCCCGGCAGGACGCTGGGGGCTTTTTGGAGTTTTATATATGTTGATTTCTGATAAGGCAATGCACGTAAGCAGTACGACAGGCCAATCGGCTTGGTTTGAAGCTGGTGTTGCGCGGGAAGTCCCACTACCTTTAGTGGACCAATGTATTGCTGCAGGAGCATATCCTGTAGGCGAGAAAAAATCAGCGCAAAAACCTGCGTCTGAAAAAGTCGAAGTAAATGAGGTTTCAGATGAAGACCGCATTATGGAGATTGTCACTGCCATTGAGCAGTTGGTAGAGAAAGGTGACACAAAAGCCTTCTCAAAAAACACGGGTGAACCAAAAGTTCGCAGCCTAGAAAAAGTTTTGGGTTACGACATCACTCCTGAGCAACGCGATGTAGCGTGGGCTGAACTTAGCGAGACGTAATGGCCATTTCATCGAACGACATTATCGGTAAAGCACAGACGGTTTTGCAGGATATAGCAGGCACCCGATGGACAACAACGGAGTTGCTTTCGTGGTTAAACGACGGGCAGCGTGAAGTCTGCTTGCTCAAGCCTTCTGTTAGTGCAACTAACCAGTCTGTAACTTTAGTTGCTGGAACAAAGCAAAACATTCCAGCTACGGGTCTGCAGGTATTACGTATTGTGCGAAATTTAACTAGTACAGGGGCAGGCGGCAAGGTAGTCCGAGTTATTAGTCGCGACGTCTTAGATACGCGCAAGCCACTATGGCACACCGCAACAGCGACAACGCTTGCCGACCATTACACCTTCGATGAGTTAGACCCCAGGACTTTTTATGTATACCCACCTAACACTGGTAATGGGTATATTGAAGTTGTTTTTTCTGTACAACCAACACAGGTTGCAGCAAACGGAAACATAACCATTCCTGACATACACGCAAACAACTTGTTGGATTACATTTTGTACCGCGCTTACGCTAAAGAAGCGGATAACGCAGGTAATGGCGCACGCAGCGCCCAACACTATAAAGCAATGCAAATGTCTCTTGGCATAAAAATACAGCTAGACAGTGTAACAAGTCCAAATACGCGCACAGTGCCAACACAGGGTTAACCTATTATGTATTACAAAGACATGGTCGAGCTTCTCCCTTATAACATCGCAGGTTGCCCTGACTTTGTAGTTGAGAAAGCTATAAAAGATGCAACGTTAAGCTTCTGCAGACGTAGTGGCGCATTTCGTTTACCTTTGGATGCCTTTACAACTAATGAGGGGGAGTATGAGTACGATATTGACCTACCTCGCAACACTAATATTGTGGACATTTTTTCTGTTACCGTTGGGGCAAAAGAAATAACCCCCGACACTGAACAAGGCGCAACTCACGCAAATCCTGAATGGCGCACCCAGAAAAATACGCCAACCAATTATATACGCCCTACTAATAAAACGCTTTTTTTAGTGCCTGCCCCAGCGTTTTCTGGTGAGGACATTATAGTCCATGCGTCTCTCAAACCAAGCTTAAAAGCAACGAGTATAGAAGACGATTTTGTCGAAGATTATGTTGACGGAATTATGGCGGGTGCCTTAGCAAATTTATTGAACGCCCATGACATGCCATGGGCGAATCCACAACGAGCGGCTAAACACGAAGCAGAATTTGAAGCCCATATAAGGGACGCAAAACAAAAAGCTGATGGCCGCGCGGGGGCA